GATAATTTTCCATTCTCACCAGTCTGATCTTCATCTTCAACTTCAGTATCATCAGATGGCATACTGAGGGATCCTGCAGTAGCAAGTGTTGGTGCTCCCATCAATGCTGCCATTAAAGTTCTATTTACATCAAGATCTTTTTTTAATTCTCTTTCATTCTTATCCTCTTCTAATCGGACTCGTCTTACTTTTTGTGCAGTTGTCTCTTGCTGCTCTTCAATATCAGAATCATATTCTTCTTCAACATCCTTTATGGATCTGCTGACAACTTTCAATAAAGACTCCGTTGTTTTAAAAGATGCATTCAATCTAGTATAAGTATTCTCAACATTTTGAATCATGCTGGATATTCTTCCCAGCTTAATCTGAGACTCTAACAGGTCTCTTTGTATATCTGCTGCGGTTATTTTAGCCATCAGTATACTAAGCAGAAACGACATTGATAGAAAGTGCTACTGCTGCTGGGTATGGATCCAATCTGTTCGTTGCAGGGAATATTGGATTGGATGCATCAGCCCCTGCATCATTAATAGAACTGGCTGGGGCAGGTGTTGATGTTGTTGATGTTGGAAGAACCGCAATAGTACTACCGCTAGGTTCAGTCTGTTTCATAAGACCACTAGGATCTCTGGTTGGGGGAAGAGTAGCTACAGTTCTAGGTTGCACTTGACCTTGTGTTGTTGGTTTTTGTTCTGGTGGCGGTTCTATAGCACTTGCTTGCAATTTATTAACAGTTTCAATAGTTTTTAATCTTTCGTTTGCTTTATTTTCTGAATCTTTAGGTTTTTCAAAATCAAGAGTAAATGCTCTTGATGCTTCTGCAGGAGATGCATATGATTTATCAAGATAAGTTTTCATTTCTGGTTCAGTCAAAGCAAAATCAATTTGACCTTTCCAATCTGTTTTCCAGTCAGTCCCAACTGCTTTAAACATTTTTTGGGCACGACCTGCTCCCATGTTATGCTGAAACAATCCAAACGATTGTGGCTGTCCCAATTCATCATGATCACCTTCTGCAGCAGAATTAAATCCAGATTCATACTGAATGTTATTTACAATTCCCTTTGCCTGGTTTTCACTAATACCTTTGGAAAGTAAATAACGATATATCTCTTGTGCCTTTACGGGATTTGTTAATTTTTCCCCTCCAGTATATTGCGACCAATCATCATTGTCTTTATTTTTGTCAGCGGCATTTAGGAATCCAGCTCCACCTAGTCCTAGAGCAGCACCCAATAGATCCATCTGTCTATCAGATTCAATCTTACCAACAACCTCATCGCTTGCTTGTTGACTTACTTGAGCGATGTCTCCTGTGGTTTTTTGTAGTGCTTCTAATTTTACTGCCTTTGATATTTCTCCCTGTTCCTGAATTGCTTTCTTCAATTCAAGTTTCTTTTGCTTATCTCTCTTTTCAGCATCTCCAATGATTAGAGAAAACAATCCTGCAAGTTCTGATGTTAACTTTTCTACTCTGCCAGTTAAACTATCTACTAGTGATTGTAATCTTAAATTCTCTGTGTTGTCTTTTAAATCTTCAACAACATGCTTCTCATCAATCTGCGTTTTAATAATGTTTAGGATGTTAGATAGATCCAAACCTCCAGATAAGATAGGAGGTTTAGACATCACAGGTTGATTTGGAACAGCAGCAACCATGCTGCTATCTGGAGCACCAAAAAACTTACTAATGTTTACTGACTTTGGAGTGTCTTCATCCATGTTGTTGCTGCTGTTTTTCGGCTTCTTTTTCTTCTATGTGTTGCTTTAGAAGTTCAAGATAGATCTCTCGCTCCCATGGCATCATATTTTCAATCTCAGTTAATGAGTATTTGTGTACCTGCATTAGCGCAAAGTTGATCCTGTAATATGTTTCAAGATCTTCCTTGGCTAGGGCTAGCCGAAAAAATCGGACAAACCCTCCAACACGACACTATTCTCATTTCCAGTATTAGGATTAACTACTGTGATTGTGTGGGACAACTTGGGCATTGTCTTGAAGAAGTTTTCAATCTTCTTATACTGTCTAGGAGTTAAGTTCTCAACATAAGAAATCAATTCCTTTTCAGTAGAGTCAGATGCCATCCAACAATCCTCATCATTATAAACACTATCAATACATGATGCAATAAGTTTGACAGATCTTTCTACATTTTCTGAAGACTTATCTGAAACATCAAAGTTATTTTCAATAAACTGATTCAATGATGGATAGTTCATCTTCCAATGATATCCATTCTCCATATCAATCTTATCAGTATGACCTTCAGGATATTGAACTTGGATCTCATCAACAAATAAAGTCACGGGGACTTTAGTTTCACCGTCATCACCACAGGTGACATTCAATTCAATTGCTTCACCGATTGCCTTAGCACGAATGTTTAAGAACAAATATTCAATATCAAAAGAAGGTAATTGATCAATCTTTACTCCTCTGGTTAGAATACAATTAGACAATACTTGTTTAATTGCAGTCGTAACTTGTTTAGGATCTCTAGATTCTAGAGCAATGATAAGAAGCTTTTCTTCTTTGACAATGAATGGTCTGAACTTAATCTTCTTCTTCGATGATGGAAGGACAAGATCAAAATGAGGTACAGTAATTTCTGGTAATGGCATATTAACCCATTATAATTTCAGTTGTGATTATTTATTGTTTAATTTAGAATGAATTAAAGATAAAATCTCCAACCCTCTGAGCATCATCACTGAGTCCATCACCCCTCAAAATTCTATCCGCTACTCCTGGTGCTCGTGATCTAGCTATGGTAGCAGCTGCTGCACCAGCTTGTAGTTGTTGCAACTCTCTTGGAGTGTTGCCAAGGAAATTAGGTTGATCCAGTGCGTCAATGGCAGTATCACGAACTGAGGCTACAGGTACTACACCATCTGCCGATGTTGTTGATGATGATGATCCCGAAAAAGTTCTTTGACTACCTAAAGTTCTTCTAACAATATATCTACTGTAATTAAAGTTGACAGTGAATGTTAAGATCTCACTTGATTGATAACTAACTGGCGATACAATGATATTAGATGGATATGCTTGAATGAATTCGTAAGTCAAATAAGAACTATTAAAAACAGTGTCCTGTTGTTTAGTATTCAAGTCTCTCTCAAACTTAGTTACCATAATCCTTTGACAATATTCATTAGGATATCTAAACTTGGTAAAGTTATTTTCATTTCCTGCTGTAGGATATACTTGACCCTGAGAAGTAGACGGAATAACTCCAGCTCCACTATACAGTGGATTAATATAATTGATCCACTCTTCAAAGAATCTTATAACTTTGTGGTTCTTATCAACATAGAACGACATTGTTAACTCAGGAAACTGACGCAGAATTGGGTACTTCTCAATAACACCCTGTCTGTTTCCAACAGTATCTGTCGTTTTAAAATTTGGGCCTGGTAGAACTGTGCCAGAACATAACAACTCAATATGTTCTAGTGGATCTAAACCATCAGTATCTTTTGTGTCATATATTCCAGACGATCTCAGCCAGTTTACTAGTCCTGGTGCTCCTCCACCACGATTGCTTAGAGGAAATGCAACCTTATAAAAAGTATTGACTGATACTTTTGATAAGGCTCCCCTAATTTTTTCTATAGGATAATAAAGCCTAGTGTTACTTGACATCTAGAGAACTAAATATTTCGGTATCTATACTATGTATATGTATTACCAGGGAAAGTTTTCTCCTAAGAATTATAAGAAGTACAAAGGTGATCCAACAAACATCATTTATAGATCATCTTGGGAATTGACTTTCATGAAATATTGTGACACTAATCCCAATGTGTTGGAATGGGGTAGTGAAGAAATTGTCATACCATACAAGTCTCCTCTAGACAACAGATATCACAGATACTTTGTAGACTTTTATATTAAGGTCAAAGAAAAGACTGGTGTGATAAAAAAATATTTGATCGAGGTAAAACCAAAGAAGCAAACTATTGCTCCTAATCAGAACCCAAAAAGAAAAACAAAGTATTGGAAGCAAAGTGTATTTGAATATGTAAAGAATGTTGCTAAGTGGGAAGCTGCAAAAGACTGGTGTGAAGATAGATCCATGACGTTTAAAATTCTAACCGAAGAGGATCTTGGATTATGAAACCGTCTGAAATAATTAAGAACCAAATCAAGACAGAACTTGGTGGCAGGTTTCAATCACAAGCATGGTATAGAACCAGATTGTTTGAGGAACTTTCCAAAACACAAAATGAATATAATGATAGTGACTTTACAGATACATATGGTATAGAACTTGGTAAAATATATTACTTCAGTTACACTGCAAAGTTTCCTGATCGATATCCTTGGTACGATAGATATCCATTTGCAAAACTTACCAGCATTGATCCTAAGACGGGATTGATCTATGGATTAAATTTTCATTACTTAGATCCTAGCATCCGTGGTTTCATTGCCGAAGGATCAGTTGACTCTGACATTCCTGTTCCACAAAAATGTTTCCACTCATATTACAGTGCAGGTATTGATCAGATATATAGAGTACCAGATGAAGATGTAAGAGGGTCGGCTCAGTTCGTCACCGACTTGTTTGTCAATAAATATGATCAAAGAGTAAAACCTAACAAAGTGTGGTCTAGCTAATGGCAGTTGCAGGAACAGTAAGGGTTAAAGTACTTCTTGAAGAAAATGATGCCAAAAGATTTTTTCTTGGTTCTAATTATGCTGAAGTATTTGTTGACAACAATACAGGTAAAATTGTTGCTGTAGGAGATCAATATCAATTAGGTGTTACTGATATCAATGCTACTAACAATTTTTTGAAGAAGGCAGATGGTATTGAGCTTTTAAACAAATACAAAGACCAAATAAATCCTAAGTTAAAACAATACAATAACAATTGGGAATATACAGATGCTACAGCAGTCATTGCTGACGATGCATTATATACAAAGAAAACCGAACAAATTTCAAAAGATCTTTTAAACACAGATAGAGGGTCATTCAATTTTGTAAACGATCAAAACAAAGCGTTTGAAAAGTTAAAGACTCTAGAAAAACCATCAACCAAAAATCAAGTTATTGTTTTCCCCTCAGACTTAATTGCTAGAGGAAATGGTGGCGTATCTTATTCTCAAGATACCATCAGAATTAAAGCTTTACAATACATTCCACCACAAAGGGACATTTTAAGAGGTAGAAGAAATACCAATATTTACGACAGAGGTATTTTAAGCAACAATCAATTCCTAAATGATCTAGAAAAAGATTATAAGTATGAGGGAGAAGTTATTTTACCAATGCCCCTCTCAATCAGAGATGCCGTTGGTGCTGAATGGGGTGTCGGTGCATTAAACACTTTAGCATTAGGTTTGTTTAGTTCTGTTCGTGATAAATATGAGCCTGGTGGTCTTGGTTCTGCTGGAGCACTACTACGCACAGGTTTTAAAGGTTACTCGGGAGTGGAAGCTTGGGCTGCTCTAGCGGATGCATTCGTAAATGCTCCAGGTGAAGGTGCATTGAAACAACAAATCCTAAATGATTTGTCCTCTGAGATCGTAGGTAAGCTAGGGATTCAAGTTGATCCTCTTCAAGTTTTATCAAGAGCCACTGGTTCTGTTGTGAATAATAATGCTGAGTTGTTATTCAGAGGACCTAAACTAAGATCCTTTGACTTCTCTTGGAAATTATCTCCAAGAAGTGCAGAAGATTCAAAGCGCATCAGACAGATGGTTCGCTTCTTTAAAATAAATAGTTTACCTAGTGTAAGCACCACTGGCACAATTTTCATGCAGACTCCTAACGTCTTCATTGTTGAATATAAGAAGTCAAACAACGAACGCAATGAAGCATTGCCCCAACCAAAAGTTTGTGCCCTCTTAGATTTCCGTGTTGATTATACTCCTGATGGTGTTGGTTGGGCAGCTTATGGTGATGATTCTCAACCAGTAACTAGTGTGATTAGTGCAGTGTTCCATGAATTAACACCACTATTTGCCAATGAGTATGCAAACCAATCAGCAGATAGCGTAGGATTCTAATGTCTTATTTCAGATACTTACCAAACTTACAGTACCCATCTCTCAGAAATGAGAGAACTTCTTCTGGTGATTATACCACCATCAAAAATCTTTTCAAAAGAGCAAAGATTCGTGATGATCTAATTAACATCTTTACTGCGTTTGATAAGTATCAAATCGTTGGTGATGATCGTCCAGATGCTGTAGCAGAAATTTTGTATGGAGATCCTTCCTATGATTGGATCATCTTAATTATCAACAACATTCAAAACGTAAGAGATGATTGGCCCTTAAGTCAAGCAGAT